GGGTTAAAAAAAAGTAATAAATACAAGTATATACAAGGAACAAGCACCACGGACCACGGAACTGGGAATCGAATTTATGACATAGTTGGTACTAGACTTCCAAGCGTAACTACGATATTAGGGCGCACCAAGAATCAACAATTTTTAAAAGACTGGAAGGCCAAAGTTGGAGAAACAGAAGCAGAGAGAATCAAAAATTTATCTAGTAAGCGGGGCACTGCCATGCACAAATTCTTGGAGAATCATATACGAGGAGTTGGCTACGATGATCTTACAGGGCTCGGACAGGAGGCGAAAGCCATGGCCCAAAAAGTTATTGAGATCGGTTTCACACCAATTGAAGAATATTATGGTTCAGAAGTTACATTATATTATCCTGGCCTTTATGCTGGGTCTACTGACCTCGTATGTAAGCACAATGGTTTAGATACTATTGTTGACTTCAAACAAAGCAACAGACCTAAAAAGATTGAATGGATTGATGACTATTTTTTACAAATTGCTGCGTATTGTATGGCACATGACGAAGTATATGGCAGTCAAATTAGACAGGGGATCATAATGGTTTGTACCCCTGACCTATATTACCAAGAATTCAAATTTCAAGACTCTGATTTAAGGTCTTGGAAACACAAATTTCTTAAGAGATTAGATATGTATAATGAACTAATTCATGACGAGAAGGAACAAGCAAACGTCGATTTGGACGTTGATGCCTTTAATGGGGCGTAAATGTGTCTCAAATGTGGCCAAAATGTGGCTACTCCATTTTGTATAGGGATCTAGAAAGTTTTAAAGTTTTTTTTATTTTTTTTTCAGCTAAAAAAAGTGTCTTTTTGTCGTTTTGGTCTAGAAGCATTGATTTTATTGACTTTAGGGTAGACAAATTAAGGGACAAATCACGTTTAGGTAGACACTATAAAGTGTCACCCTATAGTAATATACAGAATGGCCTACGCGCGCGAGTTTGAGATTTTTTTTAAAAAAATTGAAACTTTTCAGATCCCTATACATCTGATACAAGGGAAGCATGCCTAAGAAAAGAAGAAAAGACGTTGCCTCATTTGGAACTCCCGACATACCTTATCCTAAAGTCAGGGTGGAGTGGATCGATTGTGTGAGCGACTCTGGCTGGGCAAACGACAGAGAGTTTGATAAGATGCGATTAGCAAGACCAATCAATGAAGGTTGGTTATACTCTAAGGATGAGAAAGCTATTAAACTTTTTGCTTCTTTTGATCGGGAAGATGATGGCTCTTTTTCTTTTGGGGATCGGACGATGATTCCTCGTCAGTGGGTTCGGAAGATTCAGAAGATTTAGGTGCTTCAATTGCTTCACCTTCAACAACTTTTGCATTCAGTAAAGGTTCGTAGTCGTCTAGTATTTGTTTCATCTTTGCTTCTAACTCTTGTTCTGTTAGGTCCTCTAGTTTACCTGTTTTTATTATTTTTCTGTCTATGTATAATCCTGCTGCCTTTCCACGATTTGCTTCAGCATTTACAGCAGAAGAGAAAGAACCTTTCTTCAAAGCCGCTTCTCTAAGTCTTGCTAGCTCAGCTACATGTCCTTCATAGCTAACTTCAAATTTTTTAAGTCTTTCTTCTTTGAGTTCTCCTATATGTTTTACAACTAATGGAGAATATCTAGGGTTAGTTAGTTCTGACCCTTCCCGCATTGCACGTTGGGGTGAATAGCCTGCGGCTATCGCCGCCTCCCTTTTTGTCATAGGTCCATCAGGTCCACCAAATACTAAAAACTCAGCGAAGCGCTGTTGCATTTCTGTTAATCTTTTTGGAACTCCCATATTGACAATTTAAGGGAACTATCCTATAAAGTCAATATGAAAGATCAAAAAGGTCCTAATGATTTAGAGTTTGTTATTTCCGAACATCAAAAAGAAATTTGGAAGTATAAGCAAAAAGAATCTGACTGGGAACATACACAAAATCAATTAGAAGGTACAAAACAAGTTGTCAATAGGTTGACTGAAAAGTTAAACGAGTTAAGAGAAGACAATAAGAAGTTAGCTAAACAAGTTGAGGATGCTACACAGCGTTTAAGAGAAGCAGGACTATGAGAGTCTTAGATTTACAAAATTTTTTAAGTGCCTTTACAGCACGTAATAAATCTGGTACAGCGCAGGGTAATGCAGTTTCAAATGCAGTAATTTTCGTGGAAGTTAACGGACAACTACAAGAGATTAAAAAAATGGAAGTACATGAACACGTTGGACCTAAAGTTTTTGGTGCAACACAAGCATCACACAGGTTAGTTTTAAAAACTCAGAAGCCAAGAATTCCTATCATCATGCCGGAGAAATTGATGAAGAGTGATGTTTGACAATGAGAAACTTCCCTCAAAATCCTTATGGGTCCTGAGCGTAAATTATATAAAAAACTACTCAAAATTTCCAAAGATATTTCATGGATTAGGATTGAAAACCTTAGCTTACTTGGTACTCCTGATCTATTGGGCTATAATAATTCTGGGCACTTTTTTACTTTAGAATTAAAGTGCACAAAGGGGAATAAAATCAAATTCTCACCTCATCAAATTGCGTTTCACGTGAAGCATCCGAAGAATACTTACATCCTTATCGAGGCCCTTGGTCAAAGGTCCTCGAAACTTTTTCAAAGAGGAAATTATTTCTTGGTCCCTGGTTCTAGGATCCGGGAGCTTGTAGCTTCCGGCTTGGAGCTTGGAACTTCCGGCTTGGAGCTTGAAGCTTGCTGCTTGGAGCTTCAGAACCTGAACTAGGTTCTGGTTTAGGCTTGGAGCTTGGAGCTTGGACCTTAGCCTCCGGGGCCGCATGGAGCTTGTAACCTGCAGCTTTCAATTCTTTTATTTTTTTGGGTGTCCAGTAATACATTAGTGCTGTCCGTATGATATATTTTTAATTTCTTTATTCCAGCAATTTCTACAATCTTTGCATTGATTATCTTGATGAGGCGCCGGGCATGTAGCCTGAGCTGTGACCACGGTTGAAGTATTTGGCCAGCTGGCAGGTGCTGCCTGGTCGACCATGGGCGCGCTGAACCTGATGACCAGATTAGCTGGTGCCCTGTCCAGGTGGTCCTTGATCCATGCTTCACGGGTCGGCATCCAGTGACGCTTCGAAGGTGTTAACCTGCAGACTTCAAAAATTTTATTTAAATGCTCAAGATCCTGTACATCTCCAGAGTCATGCCACCTGAACACGTCCGGCTTCTTGCTGTTGATAAGGTGGGCCATAGCCTGGACCCATGGCGCTGTGTATATTGCTTTCAGTCTCCTGTATTGTGCTTCTTGTACAACTTTAAACACGTAGCAGCCCTTCATGGCGTAACAATCATAACAGACAGATCCGGGGACCTTCTGGAGCTTAGCGCCTGTCTTGCATTCTTTTGCAGGTATCCCAATTGACCAGCCCGGCATCTTGCCAGGCTTCGACAGGCCGCCAACCAGTTTCCATGCTTCACTTGTTTTCATAATTAATTCTCCTTTATAATCCTATAATAGCTTGAAGCTTGTAGCTTGTCAAGTCCTGCCTGGCGCTTGGTGCTTGAAGCTTGGAGCTTGATACTTTTAAAAAACTTCTCACAGCTGGCCACGTATGACGCCGGCAGCTGTTCGTGCGGCGTCATGAAATAGTGTGTTAAGTCGTTGTGTTTAATTCTCTTCATCTGATATCCCAAAGTATGGCAACGGCTGCACGCCATCTTCTTTTATTTTTTTTAACAGAATTTTTTCTGCTTCATCTTCGCTGTCTGCTTCTATCACCAGGCCATCGTAGGGCTGCAGCTCATGCTGCATCCCTTCAAAGTCCATTTGTATGGTATATTTATTTCTCTTCATCATATAGCTTTCCATGCTTCCATGTGTTTGTTTTCTCCAGGTCCTGTTTAACCAGTCTCAGGATCTCTTCCAGGGCGTCTGCTATTCTTACCATCGGATCTCTCTCTTCGAGTATTTGTGACATTGGTTTCATTTTCATAATTATTCCTTTCTAAATTCATCCTATCATCTCCAGGACAGGCTGTCAAGCTTGAAGCTTGCGATCAGTTGTTGTCCTGTGCAGGCGGGTCTTTCTCTCTGCAGAAATACCGGACCATCCAGATATGGATCGCGACCTGAACTATAGTGGGTCAATTCCCACAGCTACAACATCTGATCCCAGATCATTGCAAGGTGGTCTAGACTTCTTCGATTGCGACCCGCAATGATCAGGGATCAGTTCTGGTTCATAGCACAAAGACGGACTATTGTCGGTGTGATGTACTACAACCAGAAGTTGTCCCAATTAATTAGAGGCGTACAACCTAGAATTCCATCAGTTCTCATACATAATTAATTAATCAAATATAATGCTTGACTATCCTATTGTCAAGTGATATTTATTCTTTATGCAAATAAATAACAGAAAGGCAAAAATGAGTAGAATAAGACTAAACCAAGAGTATCGGAACAAGATTGCTAATAGAATGAGAGTACATCTTGAACAAGAAGATACTATTGAAAAACAAAACTATGACAATTTAAAAGCAGATCAAATTGACATAAACGACAATGCGTGGAAAATTGCAAAGCAAATTGTTAGACGACATTATACAGATGAAGATGTTAAAAAGGCACAATATCTTCAAGACAAGTTTGAAAATGTTGACACTATTGCAAAAGATAGTTGCTTTCATTTTCACTATATGGGCGAAGTTGAAAGTAGAGATTATGATAACAAACCTATTATGGAACAGAAAGCTATTGAAAAACATTTTGATTTTCGTTTAAATGGCGATATAGATGTTGACAATAATTCTTCACATTCAAGAGATAGTGATTATGGTTATGCTTTATTTCGTGATGAACTAAAAGCACAAGAGAACTGCAACCCAGATATTTTAATTGAACAAGATGGCAAAAGTGCCAACCCACATTTAACAAAATATACTGACGCAAATAATAAATATCTTGGTGATGATGATAGTGGTTATGGCAAACAATGGAATGAGAAATATCAATTAGATTTAATTGGTAGAAATTATTGTCGTGATAGGTCTATTGCTTGTTCTAAAGAAGAATTTTCTTTTTTAATCCAATGGAAACAACATAAAGGTCAATTTGTTATGGCACATAATAAATGGATTTCATCTATTTTAAAACAGATGAAAGAAATTAAAATCGGTCTTAAAGGTTATAAATATTTAGACGAGGCGATTGAGTTATCAACCGAACTTGGTTTAAATATTAATGAGGCAGAAATAATTAGGACTAACTCTACTGGCTTAACTATCTACAACCCTAAAAATCTTGCAGATAGAATTAAGGGAATGAAGAACAAGCGAGAGAAAACAAGAGAAGAAAAAATCGCAGAAAGGGTTTTATACGAGAAACAACAAAGTGTAAATTAACACTTGACGACCTATCCTATTAATGATAGGATAGGTCATTAATTAGAAAGGAATATATGAAATACTTTAGTTGGTTTATGAAATCACGAAATAAGTTTGCGACTTGTCGTGGACTTGATGAATACGAATACGAGGACAAGTGGAGTGGTGAATTTAAAACTTTTAAATCAAGACAATGGACAGATCAAAAAGGTTTTCCTTGTTATAACTTTTGGGATATTGACGCAGAACACCCAAGAACAGCAGTTAACTATTCTGTGAGGAAAGCATAATGGAAACAGATATAATTTGGTTATTATTATTTATAGGTTATGCAATCGGATTAATACCGATTGCATACTTTGGTATCGTTGGAACTAATGAGGCAATAGATTATCAAAACAAATTGCATAGATCATATGAGAGGAGTAAAAAAGATGACAGACAAAGTTAATCAATGGGTTTATGTTTATGACAAAGAAAAAGACATTAAATATAAAGTTCAATTTAAAACATTAATTAAAATGATTAATGACACTTTAGAAAGTCACAACCAACCTAGAAGATATTTTGCTTTAGATGACCACAGGGCAGAATATATTGCGAGGTATAAATGAGCGACTATAATTGGTGTCACGGTCCGAACTGCCATACTAGAGAAACACAATCAAGAGTGAGAGGGAGTGGCGATAATAAAGTTTTAAGAACTATTAAAATTAAAGAAACTAATTGGAATTCTAATCACGCATTTAAATATTTCTGTAATCAAAATTGTTTAATGGAATATATTGGAACTCATTTACAAGAGATTGTGAACATTGCACCAAGGTCCAAGGCTCTTGAAACACCAATCAAAATTGAGAAAACAAAGTACGAGAGTCATAGATATACACACGATGGCAATGGCGATTATGTAAGAACACCATATCAAGCAACAAGAACTACAATTAATAAGGTTGACAATGATTAAGGGATAGTATAGGATAACCATATGAATAAAACAAATACAGATAACAGAACAGAAGAAAGACGTAATAGATTTAATGGCGAGTCTATTATGTTAACTAAAGAAGAAGCAAGAAGACACGATTGTATCTTCTTAGCTGAGATCATGGCAACACTAGAAGATAAGACCAAAGGTGTTGGCGAGTCTAAGCATTGGCAAATCATGAGAGATCATCTCGATTGGTTTCGTAAGAACAATGCCAAAGCTTACATGGTCTTGCTAGACTAATCATCAACCACCGCACGGGCGAGCGATCGCCCCTGCTTCCCATCACATCTCAATAGAGGTACCAAACCCAATTCCAAAAATCCCTGCAGAAAAAAGGTCGATCCCCTTATATATAAAAAGGGGTCCCACTACTCTGGGTTGAATTGCTTGATTTAGAGAGTTAATGCTGGTAAAAACATGTTGAACATCTTACATAGATGCAAAAAATTTTAAAAAATTTTTTATGAATTTAGAAAATATAGATATAAGTAAATTACCGCCCGACATTAGACGAAAGTTCCTGCAACTTAAAGTAATGCATGCAGAGAAGAAAATCCAAAATAAAGCAAAAGATGATTTTTTAAGTTTTGTTAAATGTGTGTGGCCCGAGTTCATTGAAGGCGCGCACCATAGGCACATTGCAAAAAAGTTTAATGACCTTGCAACAGGGAAAATTACACGTCTAATAGTTAACATGCCACCAAGACATACTAAGTCAGAGTTTGCGTCTTTCTTGCTTCCTGCCTGGATGGTGGGCCGTAATCCAAAATTAAAGATCATTCAAGCAACACACACAGGTGAACTTGCAATTAGGTTTGGTCGTAAAGCTAAAACCTTAATTGATAGTCCTGAATATGCTAAAATTTTTGAAACTTCACTTAGAGAAGACTCACAAGCCGCTGGGAGGTGGGAGACAGCACAAGGCGGCGAATATTTCGCGGCCGGAGTCGGCGGTGCCATCACCGGACGGGGTGCTGACCTATTAATAATTGACGATCCACACTCGGAGCAAGACGCCATGTCTCCAACAGCCATGGAAAATGCGTATGAGTGGTATACATCTGGACCAAGACAACGTCTTCAACCAGGGGGAAAAATTATTTTAGTAATGACCCGTTGGTCCAAAAAAGATTTGACAGGAATTTTATTAAAAAATCAAAAAGAAATTAAAGGTGATCAGTGGGAAGTGGTCGAATTTCCGGCAATCATGGACCACGGAGATAAACCGGAAGCAGTTTGGCCAGAATATTGGAAATTAGACGAGCTTGAAAAAGTAAAAGCAACTCTTCCAGTTGGAAAATGGAATGCACAATGGATGCAAAGACCAACTTCAGAAGAAGGAGCTATAATTAAACGAGAATGGTGGCGAAAA